GGGTGGCAGAAGCGAAAAAAACGAGTTCAAGACACAAGGGGATACCGCTGATACCAGTGGAGGCCATAGCCGGTTTGCCCGCCGATGACAACGAAGGAGTGTACATGGAAGATTGCCAGCGCTACTCCATCCCGGAGTTTGAAGCCAAGGGAGCCAACTTCCTCATTCGCGTTTCGGGAGACTCCATGACCCCTATCTATAACAACGGCGATATCATAGCCTGTCGCAAAGTGACGGAGATAACCTTCTTTCAGTGGGGCTGCATATACGTACTCGATACCTGCCAGGGGGCACTGGTGAAGTACGTCGAGGAGTGTGATGAGGACGACGACTGCATCCTCTGCGTATCGGAAAACAAGCGTTACAAGCCCTTTCCCCTCCCAAAGGACGACATCCGCTCCCTCAGCACCATTGTCGGCCTTGTCCGCCTCCTCTGAAGTGGGGAGCAAAATAGTCGGAGGAAGCGGAATAAGCGGAGAAATCAGAAAAATCTAAAAATAATCTCCAAAATATTTGGTAGATAAGAAATAAATATTGATATTTGCAGCAAAGAGAGGTAATGTAGGAGGCATTTCACATGTCGGCATCGCAAGATGTGCAGGCTTCGGAATGACCATTTGCCTCTCTTTTTTGTTTATATAAACTTCATTATATAGGCTAATTCTCCGTCAGTTACTTTACATTTGAATTCTATATTTTGTCCTTGGTAGGTTACGTGGTAGACGCTGAACATACATTTATGGTGTCGTCCTTGCTCCATCCTTACCAATTTTGCATCAGGCATCCATTTATGGAATTCTGTAGCTGTTTTGAGCAAATGTATCACATAGGGATCGTCCTTGGATTTAGCAGCCGTCTCGGAAAAGAACTTCTTTCCGACGCTGACAGTATGCATATCCGTAGTCTGGATAATAGTTCTTTTGGCTGGTTTATCATTGAACGGCTTTTTTATATGCTTCTCTAAATTCTTGTGGTGAGAGCCTTTTGGTTTTCCTTGCGTTTTGAGCTTGTCTAATTAGTCTGCACGCATCGCAGAGTTCATTTTCCGGAACGAAAGCGAGGGACGCTTTGCCCTTGGCGATGTCGCAGTCGCGGCAGCGTCGGATGGTGTAGGGATTGTAATCGGGGAAAGTCTTCTGTTGCTGTCCGGAATTGAAGCGGAAGATGCCCTTTTTGTCGGACTTCAGTGCTTGCTCGCCGCGGTTCATGGCCTCGTCATGGGGCGTCTCGGGGTATTTGTCGCGGCGTACCTGGACGGCGGTGCACACGGACCACGACACATGCACATTTTCCCCGGAGCAGGTGCGGGCGGCCCGCCATGCGCAGGATCTCGTCGCCACGCTCCCCGGCATGACCATCGACCCGATGTCGGAGCAGCTCAAGTCGCTCTCGGGCAAGGCGGTCAAGGTGCTCATCAACGGCATCGAGGCCACCACCAACGACCTCAAGAGCCTCGAGGGCGGGAAGGTGCGCAGCGTGGACTACTATGTGATGCCGTCGGCCCGCTTTCACAACGTGGGGACGCTCATCAACATCCACACCCGCAGCATGGAGAACGGTTACGCCCTCGGAGCGGACGAGATGCAGAGCATCAATTCGGGATTCAGCAATACCAGCGCCTACGCCCGCTATAACACGGGCCACACGCAGCTATCTCTCGACTACCGTCTCGAATAGCGCAATCACGGCGGTTGCGATCAGACCAATATCTACCGTTTTACAGACGAGGCTGACAATGCGGAATACCGCTACGACGGCAAATATCACTTCGGCTTTGCAGATCAGAATTTCAGCCTGAAGTATCTCTACAGCATGGAAGACAGCCTCAATTTTCAGGTCCGGTTTACGCCGCATCTTTTCCGCTGGTCCTGGCGCACCAACTGGGACATCACCGCGACCAACAATCTCGACTGGACCGACGGCACAGCCCGCAATGAGCGGCTCCGCCGTTATTTCTCCCCATCGCTTGACATCTATTTTCAGAAAAAGTTTGCTCACCGCCAGAATCTCTCCCTCGATGTCGTGGGCACCTACTTCAACAATCATCAGAACGTGGACAACCGGCAGTACAGCGACGCCGGCGCGGAGCTCCTGAACGACCGCATGCGCCAGCACAATCAGAAATACTCCGTCATCGGTGAGGCGGCCTACACGAGGGAGTGGGGCAGGGTGAGTCTCTCGATGGGCTACAAGGTCACGCTCGCCAAGTCGGACTTTACCATCAGCAATGTCCTCTCCGGCTATGCCAACTACGACTACACCGCGCGCGACGACCACCACTACGCCTACGCCGAGCTCTCGGGCAATGCCGGCAAACTGGGCTACCGCCTCAGCCTGGGCGGCACCTATGTGCACACCAGCAACAACGACACGCATTACAACAAGCTCTACTTCACCCCTCAGATGCTGCTCTCCTACTCTCTGGGGCGCGGTATGCTGCGGCTGGAGCTCAAGTCCGACCCGCAGCTGCCTGCCATCTCGCAGCTCAGCAACAACACCGTCGTCTTTATACCGGGTCTCTACGCTCTGGGCAACCCGTACCTGAAGAGCGGCAACGACTTTAAGGTGGATCTCTCCTATTCGCTCCGGACGCCCTGCTTCGATATGAAGGGCGGCACGCAGCTGGACTACGAGAGCAACAGCATCAGCAACTATTACTCCTGGCAGAGTCTCCACTCCCGCCGCGTCATGACTTCGCAGCCCATGAACAACGACCGCAGCATCGGCTGGCTGACCTATCTGGATGGACAGCTGAAGCCCTTCAGGAGCAATCTGCTCACCATCAGCCTCTACGCCGCCGCAAAGTATGACAATCAGAAGAGCCCCATCATGGGCGTGCTCACCCATTGGGCGATGTCGATGGAGGTGAGCGCCGAGTTTCGCAAAAACTGCTGGGGCGCCATGATCCTATGGATTAAGAAGTACATGTGGCCCGACGGCAATTATCTGAGCTCCAATGAGCGCAAGACCATGGCTTCCGTCTATTACCAGAAGAACCAACTGCGCGTCGGCCTCAACGGGCTCTTCCTCTTCGGCGCTCCGCAGTTCTGGGGCAAGACAGCAGGCGGCTACAGCGGGAAGTATATCATCACATCTCTGGAGCTTGACGGTCAGGCCGGGGACGATGCGAAATACAGCATACAGCTGGAGAACTCGGGCAAGGTAGAGAAGCTGCAGAACGGTCTGAGCGGCACGGCCTCAGCGGGCGCATAAGGAGGGCGTGAGCGATGAAGATACGAATCAATGAAAAGGAGTATCCTCTGTACGTGACGATGGGCGCTCTGCTGCGCTACAAGCGAGAGACGGGTGTAGATGCGGGTGAGATAAAGACGGAGGACATGGAGAGTGTGCTGATGCTGATGTGGTGCTGTGTAGTATGCGCCAGTCAGGCACACGGGATAGAGTTTCCGCTGGATTTTGAGACTTTCTGCAACAGCATTACGCCTGCTCAAGTATATGAATGGGCGGCACAGAGCACGAAGGAGCAAAAAAAAACAGTGCCGAAGCCGGAGAGACCGGCGGCGGCGAAGGCATAGAGGAATTGCTTGCGTTATGGATGGGGTGTATGGGTATGAGTCTGGCAGACTTCTGCCGGTGCACCCCATCGGAGTATGAGAAGATATGGAAATCGTGGAGAGAGCGGGAGGAGCGAGCGGAAAGAGCGGCATGGGAGCGGACGCGCACGCAATGTCTGTGTATGCTGCAACCATGGACGAAGAAGCATCTGGAGGCCCGGGACGTGCTGCGCTTCCCATGGGACGAGGAGCCGCGGGAGAAAGACAAGCCTTCAGTAGACAGGGAGGAGATAAGGCGGCGTTACAAGGCAGCCCGCGAGGCCGCGGGCCTAAAATAGGGGGGATGGATTACTTCATCTTGATTATTCCTTTGATAACCAAGTACCACCACCACATCTCAAGCACAACAATGATTATAGTTACCAATGTTATGATGGGATGCTCCAAAACGTATCGGAGTATAGGATCGATTGTCAGTAAGGTAAACATAAGCGTAAGTCTGAAAAATGGAACGCGACAAAGATAAATAAAAAAATCGGAAACTATGTCCAACGAAGTAAGTTTTTTAATAAAAATCAAAGATGACGGCGGCGCGAAGCGCGTCACTGCAGACGCAAAAGAGATGGGCAAGGCCATCCGCGAGGTGCAGGACGAGGCGGAGAAGGCCAGTCGCGATATACTGACATGGTCGGAAGCCGCACAAGCCATTGACATATTTGAAGGGTCAATAGGAGAACTGAAATCTGCATTAACGGAACTTACGGCAGAATACAAAGAATCCGTGGCCGCTCAGACCAAGCTCGAGGTGATAATGCGCCAAAGGATGGGAGCGACGAACGCGGAGATAGGCTCGGTACGCGAGTTGTGCTCCAAGCTGCAGGAAGAGGGTGTAGTGGAGGATGATATAGCTGCCAGCGGGGCCCAGCAACTGGCCACGTTCCTAAAGCGCAAGGAGAGCCTTGATACGCTTATACCTGCCATGGAGGACCTGATAGCGCAGCAGGAGGGTTATAATGCCACGGGGGAAGGGGCTGTCTCCATAGGCAACATGATGGGTAAAGCCATGCAAGGCCAAACAGAGGTGCTGCAGAGGGTGGGTATTACCTTTGACGAGGCGCAGAAAAAGATACTACAATATGGTACGGAGAGCCAAAGAGCCGCCATGCTGGCCCAGGTGATAACTCAGAACGTAGGTCACATGAACCTAGCCCTGGGGCAGACTGATATAGGACGTCAGAAGCAGCTACTGAACCACTTAGGTGACATTAGAGAACAAATCGGCAGAGTAGTTGAAAAGATAGAGCCGGCCATCACTATTATAGCTCAGCTAAGTATTGCGGCGGCAGGGGTGGTCAAGCTGATGTACATCCTCAGAACGCTGAATGCATCCATTATAAGCAGCCTTGTAAGAATAGCAGCCTCTTCCAATTTAGTTCGCTCTGCATCATTGTCACTTACGGCGGTATTAAGGGTAACGAAGGGTGCTTTAACGGGAGCCAGTGTAGGAGCGACAACGCTTCGAGTAGCTATAAAGGGTCTGCTCATCTCGACGGGGGTAGGCATCGCCATAGTAGCATTGACCGAGATAGTCGGTGTGCTGGCGGAGCAGATGGGAAAAGCCGGAGACAAAGCCGATGAGATGGCAGAGGCCGAAGCAAGGGCAAAGGCCGATGCAGAGGCATTGAAAAGCGCGAAGGAAGCAGAGCGGCAAACAATGGAGCAGACCAGAAGCGAGCTGGAAATTAATATACAGCGTCTTAAACAATTTCACGGTACGAGGGAGCAGGAGAAGACCTTGGTGGAAGAGATGAACAACACCTACGGCCAGACCTTAGGATATTTCAGCAGTGTCAGTGAGTGGTATCACGCGCTCACCTCCGACTCCGAGGCATATTGCCGTCAGATGGTTGCAGAGGCTAGAATCAGAGGGCTCGCCAATCAGATAGCCAAGAAGCAGCAGGAGATTCACGACCTAACCTATGACGAGACGGGAAAAAAGCGCCGCTACGCTAAGAATAACGGCACGTTCCACACTGTTGAGACTGGAAGGAAAAAGAAAGTAGGCGTCATTGACGAGTCGGGACAGGAGATATATGTGCCGGAGTATAAAAATGTATCCAATCACGACAGTGACTTAGAGAAAGCCGAAACCTCTATAAGGAAGGCGCGAGCCGAGATAAATGCCTCGCAAAAGGAAATGGAGGCAGTCTACAAGGATGCAACCTCCATAATAATTCCAGTAAAGGGAGCCACTGCAGCCCCCACCGGCGCAGGTACGTCCCGGAAGGCGAGCTACAGGGCTTCGGTCGGCGGGAAGAATGGCGCGGATACGGAGGCGGTGCCGCAGTTGGTGCTGCGGCCGATGGAGCTCTATAAGGGCGAGGCAGATGGAATAAAGGGCAGTATCAGCAGCATAGGGGACATGATGCAGGCGCAGGTGGACAGGGTCAACGGGATGAGAGCCAAGGCGACGTGGATAGAGGAGCTAAGGGACGCGGGCATTGTCTCGGCCGATGCGGCAGAAAGCGCTATAAAGGGCATCAACGACGAGCTGGAGGCTTTGGGGGCCAAGAAGGTAGACATCGACATAGACAGCAACAGCGCGGAGAAAGCGCGCAAGCGTCTGGAGAATGCCACGGACGCTATAGGCCAGATGGGCAGCAGCCTGAGCAGCATGGGCGACGCGATGGAGATGCCTATCTTGAATGTGGCCGGGACGCTGGCTCAGGCGGTGGCAACGATGGCTCTGGGCTACGCACAGGCGACGAGCAAGAGCGCAGCGCTCGGCCCGTGGGGATGGATAGCCTTTGCGGCGCCGGGGCTGGCGCAGCTGGCGGCGATGGTGAGCGCGGTGAAGGGCATGAGCAAGTTTGCCGACGGCGGCATAGCATACGGTCCGACGATAGGCCTGTTCGGCGAGTATGCCGGTGCGAGCCATAATCCCGAGGTAGTGGCTCCGCTGGATAAGCTGCGGGGCATGCTGAAGGGCAGCACGGGCGAGGCATGGAACGGCGGAGAGGTAGAGTTCAGGATACGGGGCCGTAATCTGGAGGGCGTACTGAAGAAGAGAGAGAGGAGGATGTCGCGGCTATGATGAAGGCGATATACAAGGGCGAGTTTGCAAGCCGTGAGGGACGGCTGTGGAGAGTAGAGATCCTAAGAGACGGCGCCACGGGTGAGCCCGCGGAACTGATGCTGCGCGGCAGCGAGCCGCTGGTGATAGAGTGGGAGGACAAGGACAAGGAGGAGACCATCTGCTCCAGCAGCGCCACATTAGGGCTGCTGAGCCCGGGCGACAGGACGTACACGGGGCTCTACACCACCAAGGCCTGCTCGACGCGGCTGGACGTGTACCGCGACGGGGCGCTCTACTGGAGCGGCACACTGGACACGGAGACCTACGAGGAGCCCTACACCTACAGGCAGGACTATGAGGTGGAACTGACATTCTCCGACTTCGGCGAGCTGGAGCGGCTGAAGATGGAGAAGAGCGACGAGCTGCTCACCATAGAGGAGATATTAAAGAAGGCCATCGGGCGGATGAACATCAGCTACACCAGCATCGACACCAGCATGATAAGCAGCCGTCTGAAGGGCGCCAAGACAGCCCTGAAGCTAAGCGACATCGCTGTGAGGGGCGACAACTTCCGCGACGACAAGGGAGAGCGCAGGACGCTGAAGGAGACGATAGAGGGCATATTGCAGCCGCTGGGGCTGAGGATGATACAGAGAGCGGGGCGAATATGGATATACGACCTGAACGGACTCGCAGAGAGCGGGAAGGCGGAGAAGATAGAATGGATGAGCACGGACCAGATGCTCTCGACCGACAAGGCGGCCAACAATGTCAGAATCACCTTCTCCCCCAATGCCAAGGCGAAGATAAGCCAGGACATCAGCTACACGGGCAGCAAGGGCGAGACGGGCAGCCACGGCAGCGGCGAGGGCTACAGGCGGGCAGACATCCACGGCACGGACGACTGGGACGGCACGGGATGGGACGCGGAGAACATCAGCATGAGGATGCTCACCAGCAAGATAGGCCGCGGCGTGGGCGAGATGAACTATGAGCGGGCGCGCTACTTCTGCACTGTGCCGCTGCTCTCCGGGGGCGAGGAGGAAGGCATCGCGCTGCTCTACACTACCATCGTCAAGGGCAAGGACGGGAAGCTCTACCAGGAGAGTTGGAGTCCGAGCAGGGTGAATAGCCTGGGCATCGACATAGAGACGAACAACAGCACCGTCGTCATGCCGGGAGACGGGAGCCGGATAATGAAGAGCGTAAAGATGTACCTCCCGCCGCTGAGCGAGGACGAAGCTCTGAAATACAAAATAAGGCTGAAGGTAGGGCTGATGATGGACGCGCGCTGGAACCCGTGGGAGGAGGACAGCGACGACAACCGCAAGAAGCTCTCCGAGAAGCTCAGGACGCTCTTTAAGGTCGCGGTGGTGAAGACGCACGTCCGTCTGCTGGACGACAGCGGGACGCTGAAGGCGGCGTGGGACAATCAGAACGGCTACGGCAAGGGCGAGGTGCTCAGGCTCATACAGGGCAGCTGGAAGACGGGCACGGAGGCCTCGCAGGCCGTATGCCGCTTAGAGTACTACGACAAGGACGACCCCTACGACGGCTCGGCAGTGGGCACGGGCGGCTGGGCCTACAATCGTCCCGCGATGGGCAGCCGCGGGACAGAGACGGGCAATCAGGAGAAGGCCAAGCTCGGAGCGTGGATGCAGAAGGCCGCCGACGGCGAATATATCAGTTATCCTGCCCAGGGCGGAAGGCTGGAGGTGGAGGTGATGAGCGGCATAGGCGGCGCCACGTGGGTGCACAAGAAGGGGCACAACAACAACTACTGGCGGCAGCTCACCGTGGAGAAGGGCGACTACAAGATGATCACCTGGCTGCTGATGAGCGGCATAAAGGTGGAGATCGTCAAGGGCGGGCTCAAGGCCGAGGACGCGGAGAGCGACGACATCGAGTACAGCGGGCGGATAGACGAGAATGCGAAGGAGAGCATCGACATCGACACTATCTGCGGCGACATGCGCTCTCCTCTACCCACGGCGCGCGGGCTCTATCTGCGGAGCTCGGACGGGCTGCCCATAGGCGAGATAGAGCGCGCCGGACACACGGACATCGCCGAGAGGCTGCTGATAGGCACGCTGTGCTCGCAGTACGGCTCGCGGCACATCAAGCTCAGCGGCACGGCGAAGATGGGCGCAGACTGGGGGCAGTGGACCAAATATGCCGACGGCGGGACACAGAGCGGCAAGACATTCCTGCTCACCTCCTCGGTCGAGGACCCGGCGCAGGACGAGAGCGAGATAGTGGTGAGGGAACTGAGCGCGGACGAATACAAGGCCGCCGCGGAGGACACCATAAGCGACACAGACTAAAGAGGAGGAGGAGAATATGACAAAGGAATACATGGCCTCTGAGCGATATGTCTCAAGGGTCAAAGGACAGGAAGTAAAGCAGCTCAAGGGAGTGGTGAGCAGCGGCAGCTGGGGCCGGACGCAGTACGTGCACATCAAGTATAGCGACGTGCCGGAGCCCCAGAGCACGGCCGACATGAAGGAGGACGGCGGGAAGTACATGGGGACATATACGGACTTTGAGCCGCAGGCCTCCGACGATCCGCATCGCTACACCTGGAGCAAGATAAAGGGCGAGACGCTGATAACGCACATCAGCAAGAAGGGCTTCGTCCGCAACGGAGCGGGCAGCATAACGCTCACGGCGAGCATCAGCGATGAGAAGGAGGACGTCACGGCGCGCTATCTGACGCAGCAGTTCTCCTGGATACGGGAGAGCGGACGGGCAGAGGAAGACGCAGCCTGGAACAAGGCGCACGAGGGCGTGGGGCGGCAGATAACCATCACGCACCAGGATATGCACGGCGGCGCGATAATAGACTGCATACTGACGGAATAAAAGGCCGTTCAAAGGCCTTTTGAACAGTGTTTGAACAGTGTTTGAACGGCATTAGAATAACATTAGAAAGAGATTTATCAACATATTATTAACCAATAAAACTAACAAAACAATGGCAACAACAGTATTAAGTAGAGCACAAATTGAAATCGTAGACCTGCACGACGCGCGTCAGATACAGGCGTACCTCAATGCGAGTCTGGGAGGCGGGCAGCAGTACAACCCCGACACAAAGACGTATGCGCCCGATTACACCAAGACGGCCAACGTGGTGACGTGCAGCATCTACGAGACGGGCAACAACCAGAACCGCGTGAGCGCCGCTACCGGTGTGGTGTGGACGGTGAACGGCACGAACTATGCCGCCGGCAGCGCGGCCAAGAACGGCTTTACCGCCACCACCGACAAGCTCA